TGATTTATGCCATTGTTGACTGTGACTTTAGGAGCGGGTGCTACGCGATTTACCACTCTACCCATACGGGCCATGCAGTTTAGAGCATGGCAGGGAGCGTCAGCATCGTACATCGGAGACTCTTCGGCAGTTGCTACGACTACGGGAATCCCTGTCAAGGTGGCTTCACCAACGGCTGACCCGACAATCATCGGCCCGTTCACCAGTGGAGCGATCAACCTGAACCAGTGGTACTCGATTGGGACTGCTGCCGACGTCATTAACATCCAGTACACGCCGGAGGAGTAATGGCGAAAGAAATATGGCGCGATTACGTGATTCGAAAGTATGTGCGTGCACGAGATGTGCAGGAAGCTCTTCGCCTAGCTGAATCTGCTCCGGTGATTGAGGTAAACGAGCAGCAGGCTAATCCTGAGCCTTCAATTGGGGGAATTACTAGAGCTGCTGGATTCTATCAGCCGAGCGAGGATTAATGGCAAAGCGCGAACAGCCGGACGTGCTGGCGCGGCTTGTCGGCGCTGATGGGAAGATCGAGCCTTCCAAGATAGTCTCAACCGCGAACCAGTTGATGCGCCTTGGGATGCTGAGGATGAACCGGGTGCAAGACCCGTTCATCAGAATCAAGAATAAGTACGGGCGCACACCTCGCCGGCGGATTCTCAAACCTGGCGAGAAATGCATTACTTTCAACACTTTAGTAGAAACACAAAGTGGAGAAATAACGGTCGGCTCGTTGTATAAAGCGGGTCAACCGTTCGATGTGTACGCCTGGGATGGGAAGAGGAGAGTTGTAGCACGGGCTACGGCTCCGTTCAAGAAGCCGGGGATTCACAAGTGCTATCGGATTGAGTTTTCGGATGGTCGTTGGATTGAGGGAGCCGACCGGCACCGCGTCCTCGTAGACGGCCGTTGGTGTTTCCTAGAAGAGATTTACGAATCGCTTCACGGCCCTCGGGGGTCCAATTCGGGACTCTTCCTGTCAGTTCGTGCTTCAGGTGAACTGCATTTGTCTGAAACACCATCAGGTTTTGCTCTGAGTTGTTCTCTCGGTTGCCGTCTATGTGATGAACAACTTCGCCGCGTTCAAGGTAGCGACCGAGTTTCTGCTCCATCACAAGTCGATGCTCCGCAACATACCCCTTTTTCGTTGCGAACGGATGGTCAGGAGACTTTACCTGCCAGTATCCCTTTAGTTTCATTCGCCCCCCGCGCCAGTGTGCGGACTCTGGCCCTGTCCGCGATCCGCAATGCACGGTTTTTATTTGAAGACGCTTGCAGACTCCTTCGATTGTCGTCACATGAACCCCAATCTCGTCTGCAACTTTCCACTGCTGGAGGCGTTCAACTTCAATCATGTGGCGGATTTTTTCAATCTCTTCCCCTGTTAAGCGGTGATAGCGGCTCATCAAAACCTCCTGTAAACTCTGGTATAAATATTGTATCGTTCCACCCTGTTACCAGTCAAGAGGTTTATGACTTCACCGTTGAAAAATACCACACCTATTTTGCTGGTGGGTTGATCAATCACAACTGTGGAAAAACGAGAATCTCCGTTTGCGAATCAATAGCTCATGCAATGGGATTCAGGCCGTGGCTTAGGCCGGACGATCCAGACTACAAGATTTCGATTCGAGTTCCCAACCAGGGATTCATGGGCTGTCAGACAATGGCTCAGTCTGTGTCGGCCAAGATCGAGCCTGAGCTTGCCATGCTCATCCCAGCGCACTGCGCTCCAGACTGGAAGCGGGACACTACCGGAGCATTGAAGTCAGTCACATTGAAGTACGACTACACTGGACGGGCCTGCGGTTCCACTCTCCACGTCCGTTCTTACAATCAACTGGCAGACTCGTTTCTTGGGATCGACTATGACCACTACGGATGGGACGAGCCTCCCCCTCAAGATGTACTGATTGCGGCAGAGAGAGGCAAAGTCACTACAAACGCGCCTTCATGGTTCGCCATGACGCCTCTCTACGGAGCGCCCTACTTCTACGATATGTTCTCCGTGAAGGCGTTCAATGGGGGCGGAGACGATCAGGAAATTGCGATCTTCACCGGCACGACCTGGGACAATTGTCAGGATTATTGTCGGCAGTGCGACGAGTATATTCCGGAAAACGACCCTGTGAACATGGCTGATCCTCACGGGGAGCGCCCGGTGAACAACTGCCCTAAGTGCGGCCTCATCATGGGGTTCATTCCAAGGGCGGGCATCGAAGAGTACGCCAAGCTGTTCACCGATCCAGAGGAGTATGCCGCGCACATTGGCGGCAAGGAAGGCCACCTGAGCGGGCTGGTGTACAAGACGCTCGACCGGGCGGTTCATCTCTACAAGGACTTCAAAATCCCCGCCGATTGGATGCGGATTGAGGCAGTTGATCCACACGACGCCCGCCCGACGCGGTGGTTGTTTGCGGCGGTGAGTCCAGAAGATATTCAGATCAACGGCAAGCCGGCCAATCGAATCTACGTTTATTCATATCTTTTGGCAAATGGGAACGTCGAAGAGATTGCCCGGCAGGTGAAAATGAAACGCGCGGAACACAACTATTCAGAACCGGCGTTCGTGGTGTTGGACGCAAAGTACGGTGCCCGGACGCAGCTCAATGATACCTCGTGGGAAGATGAACTCGAAAAGGCGGGAATCGGGCGCATACGGTTGTCGCACTCTGAGGCGGGCGACATTGCTTTGGGGCACAAGCGGGTGAAAGAGTACCTCCAGCCGCACTACAGCGCCGTGAAGAGCAAGGAGATACCGGCGCTCCTTTTTGCCGAGGAGGGCTGTCGGGGTGAACGGGGAGTTTGGCAGGATCTGAGCAATTATATGTGGAAGCCTGGAACAGACAAACCAGAGGAGCAGTACAAAGACATGGCCGATTGTGTTCGATATCTCTGCCTTGAGCAGCCGGTTTACCAGCCTCCAAATGAGACGGTTGACCTCATCGCGCAGTTGCTTGCTGCAAGAAATGACACAGACTACAACCCCCTGAGCTACGGGTTACGGAGCGCCAATGCTTGAGATAAAACCAGTCAGCTACGCGGAAATCCTCGACGCGCCCAACTCGGCAGAACTGTTGGACGCCTACGCGAAAGACTGCGTCGTGCCCGACTACAACCCTCAGCGCCAGATATACGAGGCAATGGAGAACTCAGGTGCGCTTTACTGCTTCGGCGCGTATGTGAATGATGTTCTCGTAGGATTTGTCTCTGTGGTTGCAGGCGTTATGCCGCACAATGGGAAGCGCACGGCGACGATTGAAAGCCTATTCGTTTTGCCGTCTCACAGAGCAACTGGAGCGGCGAGAGAATTGATGACGACCGTCGAAAGGGTATCAGCAGTTACAGGGTGTGTGGCGCTCGTGTACACGGCCAGGGTGGGAAGTCCTTTGGAGGTGGTTCTATCGCGCCGCCCCGGTTGCAAGGTCAGCCATACCATGTTTACGAGGTGGCTATGAGCGCATTGACGGCACCTTTACCGATGATCCCAGCTTCGCCAGCCGTTATCGCTCAACTGGACGAGATAAACAAAATCATTCTATCCTGTCCACAGATCGAACTCGCGACAGAGCATCTCTTCCACGGTGGAATGTACGCGAGAACCATCAGGCTTGAACCGGAAACAAAGATGATGGGTTCGCTTATCAAGCTGGCAACCGTGCTTATCGTTCACGGCGATTGCTCAGTGCTGATCGGCGACCAGAGGGTTGAATTCACCGGATACAATGTCATACCCGGATGTGCGGGCAGAAAACAGTTCTTTTGGACTCATGGGCCTGTTGAGATGACGATGATTTACCCGACGGCTTTTGCTACAGTAGAAGAAGCCGAGGATGAGGTTTTCGCCGAAGCGGACCAGTTGATGTCTCGCCGCGATGGAAGCGGTGATATTATTGTCGTGACGGGGGAGGGGTAGTAATGGCCGGAACCATCTCAGGAACCACGGCATTGATTATCGGCGCGAGCGTTTCGGCGGCGGCGGCTGTTGGTGAGGGCATCTATGCGGCTGTCAGCAAGCCTTCCACGCCCAAGGCTCCCACTCAGGCGCAGACCAATGAGCAGACGGCACAGGCGGCTCAGGCATCGGCTTTGGCACAGGCTCAGGCATTGACACAGCGCCGGGGCATGGCAAGCACAATGCTGCAAAGCCCGATGACCAGCGGTAATGCTACAGTAGGGAAAGCAACTCTGGGGGAATAATGGCTTCTGTCGGTCTAGCCTCGCCTTACATGGACTCCGGGGGATATGCACCCTCCCGGCTCAACGACCGCTCCGCCGACGAACGAGCCAAAGATGCACAGAAATATCTACAAGTCCTTGCACAAGAAAGACTTCCGTGGGAATGGATGGTGGACAACATCATCGCTTACGTGGCCCACGGCAGGCGGGGCGTGCAAGACAAGGATTTGTGGCCAGGTCAACCTACCGGTCTTGAGATTTTCGCCGACTCCGCCATGCTTGCCCACAACACTCTGGTTAAGGGTATGGTGGGGTATCTCTGTTCTCGCAATCAACCTTGGTTTGGGCTGGAACTTCCAGGCAAACTGAACTTTTCGCGCACAAGCCGGATGAGAGCATGGACTGGAAAGCGAACTGATTCCTATCCGGAAGTCCAGCGGTGGATTCAGAACTGCCAAGATGTGATGTATTCAGCGTTCAACCGCAGTAATTTCTACGACGTGGTGCCGGAATTCATCGGCGACGGGTCTGCTCCAGGCACAGCCCACTTGCTGATCGAAGAGGATGTTTCTACGGCAACTATCATCTTTACCGTTCCCCATTTCCGGGAGTGCTTCATCGCAGAAAACCGATTTGGTCAGGTCGATACTAATTATCGCGTCTGGAAATGGACCTTGCGCCAGTTTGTTCAGAAATTTGGCCTGGACGAAATGAAGAAGGCAGACCCAAACTTCGAGCATGACTACGAAAGCAATATGCACGAGCAGCGCGAAGTTCTCCATGCGGTCTATCCCCGAAAAGATTATGATCCAAGGCGCATGGACGCGAAGGGAAAGAAATGGGCCTCCGATTGGGTGTATCGAAAGGGCGGAAAGATTCTCGGCGCTGATGAAGATCAGGGGTTGAAGATGCTGTCCGAGGGCGGCTACGACTCCATGCCGATTCTGAGTTGGAGGTGGAGGAAGAATTCAGACGAAACCTACGGACGCTCACCGGCGCACGACGCTTGGGTCGCTATAGCTTTGGACAATCAGATGGGGAGAACCAATCTGATTACTGCCCAGAAAGCGGCAGAGCCTCCGATGGTGGCGTATGAGGA